TATAGGTGCCGCTTAAATCATAAGTAGTATCATCCCCAGACGATTCATCTAAGTAAAAAGCGTCAGATAAAGTTATTGTGCTTCCTTTTTTCACTGTTCTTTTAAACAATGTTTCCATTTCTTCAATTTCGTTTTTATCTTTGGTATTATAATAAAAAAGAACTTTAGTGTTGTCATTATTAAATATAACAATGGGATCTGTCATATATGATTCAGAAGTGTCGATTATATCTTCAATTTCGTTAATTGTGCGAATAGCAATAAATCTATCACTAGATATTTCACGATATATAGATTCTTTTTTATTCGTTCGTCGTGAAGAACTAAATGACATTATTAAGTCCCGATGTAATAAACAGTAGCACTACCAACTTGTTGTCCACCTGTTCGTGCAAGTTTTATATAAACCTTATTTAAGTTATTGATTTCGATGAAAATGGATTCCCCGGGTTCTAATAAATAACCAGCATTTGTGTTGTTTACAAGACTTAAATTTCCTATTAATACATTTTCTGTACTATTAGGAGAGGATTTAACGGTAACACCACTTTTCATTTCTAAATTAGTATTTAATTGTGCTGCTATGGTTGTTACAGTTTTGTTACCAGATCTTAAATTACTTGGTTTAATAATTTCTGAAATGGTTGCTTTTATTCTACCAGAAGTAAGATCGTTTCTAATATTACTAAGTTGATCTGTATCCTCTGATATTTCGGTAATTTTATTTATGATCGGTTTTGTTAAATCTTTACCCAAATAATCAAGAATATCACTATCATTAATTGCCACAGTATTAGAGACTGTTGTATTTAATGCAGATGTAGCAGTAATTTCCAATGCTCCATCATTTTCGCCACGAACAATTACTGGGTCTGCTTGAGCAGATGCAGTAGCACCCTGAATTCTTAATGGTGGTTCGGTAGAATTTGTAACACCTGTTATAGCAGAAACATTTGCAGTTATAGTGAAATTGCCGTTAGTTACTGCAACTTTTAATGCATCACCAGAGAATCCTGCTGTGTTTCCGTCATTACTTGCCCGAAGTATTGTATGAACCGATTTTCCTTGGTCATATCCATATACTGCAACAGAGTCTGTTGCTGGGGCTAATTGTCTACCACCCGTCGAATTGATTGTCCCTGATACTTGAACGCTATCAACATCCGAGTGTAATCTTCTACCACCCGTTGTTGCAATTGGAACACCAAATCCATATCCTGGATATACTTCACCATTTACTGACGCTGTTGTTCCTGCACTTGTTCCTTGTATTCCTAATCCTCTAGAGGCATGTAACGATCCTGTAATTCTTGTGTCACCAGTAATAGTTAACGGAGTACCGTCTACTATGCCCTCAACTGTTCCTGTTATTCCTATAGCAAGAGTTCCTGATGTATTTCCTGATACTGCAAGATAATGTAAATCAGCAGATGCTCCAGATCCGTCTTGTCCATAATTTCTAATTGGGAAAGAACCACTTGTAGTACCAGCGATAGTACCTCCCACAGTTACTGGTCCTGTTTGACCTGCCCATTGGATTGGTAGGGGGTCTGTAAGGGTTACTCTTTTACTTTGTGTAGTATCTCCCCAAACTACTTTTGACATAGAAACATGAGATGCGGTAAATCCACTACCGTCTGTTCCGTAATCTGTACTCATACTTGCAGTATTGCCAGTAATGTCAATAGTAATGTTTGATGTAATGTCAGCCATTTTTATAAAACTCCAAAATTTTATTTGAATTAATTCGTTATTGGGTTATATTATATATAGCAAATAATACCGATAACGACAGGAGGATTATAATTATGTTGATTGATAAAGATATGCAAAATAATTTTGTCAAAGATGTGGAAAAATATGTAGAAAATAGGGGCGGTACTTATATTGATGCTATTTTGACTATGTGTGAAAAATATGGTATTGAGCCACAAATTGCAGCAAAGTTTTTAACAAAGCCTATTATCGAAAAGGTGGCAATTGAAGGAATAGATATCAATATTCTTAAAAAGAAAAACTCAAAACTTCCAATTTAATAGTTGACTGTTTTTAGTTTGATAGTATTATATACATATAAAGTTGTGGTAGGGGAGTACCCTATCGAGTATCAGAACACGGTAGTTCCGTGAAATAAAAGGAGACATAATATGTCATTTGCTGATTTTAAGAAGCGTTCACAATCAAGTATTGATGAACTAACCAAAAAAATTGAAGAAACAAATAAGAAAGAATCTTATACAGATGATCGTTTCTGGCGGCCAGAATTGGATAAGTCTAGTAATGGATATGCTGTTATTAGATTCCTTCCTGCACCAGAGGGTGAAGATTTGCCATTTGCGAAATATTATTCACACGGTTTTCAAGGTAAGGGTGGATGGTTTATTGAAAATTGCCCAACAACTCTTGGACAAAAGTGTCCGGTCTGTGAAAGCAACAGTGAACTTTGGAATAGTGGTGTAGAAAAGGATAAGGATATTGCTCGTAATCGTAAGCGTCGAATGCATTATGTTTCGAATATTCTTATTGTGAGTGATCCTGCTAATCCTCAAAATGAAGGTAAGACTTTTCTGTATAAGTACGGAAAAAGAATTTTTGATAAGATTAATGAATCTATGAATCCTGAGTTTGAAGATGAAGACGCAATCAACCCGTTCGATTTTTGGAATGGTGCAAATTTCAAGTTGAAGGTTCGTAAGGTTGCGGGTTTCATCAATTATGACAAAAGTGAATTTGAATCTACTTCTGCATTACTTGATGGTGATGATGATAAATTGGAAGAACTTTGGAAAAATCAGTATTCTCTTTTGGAATTTACAAATGTTTCGAATTTCAAGTCATATGATGATTTGAAGACAAAACGAGATACTGTTTTGGGTGCTGATATTCGCCAAACTGTTTCTGATAGTGTGTCAACAGCAGAAACTATCGAAGATTCAAACACTACAGAATCGGATAACACTTCTTCTAATGAAGATACCGATGCTCTTTCGTATTTTGAAAAACTAGCGAACGAATAATAATTATCTGTTTTCTCTTATGCGATGAAAGAGAGTCCTTCGGGACTCTTTTTCTTTATCCCAACCTGTATCGCCATTTTGGATATTTATTATATGATGATAATTCATCCAGTTGTCGTTGTTTTTGTTTTCTTGGTGGGGGTGGAGATTTTGTATAAGAAGGAGATCCTACTCCAGAACCTGCTACTTGTTTTGGGTTTTGTTTATTTAATTGTACATTTCCACCACCGCCACGCATTTGGTGTCTTTTTTCATACGCATCTGACAGTCCCATGTTACGAGAATCGTTTATGGTTCTTAATTGAGAATTTTCTTCAATGCTCTTTATTAATGCTATATGTTCTTCTTCTTGATCTGGAAGCACAGTAATGTTTTCATTTTCTAATATAGTATCATGTTCTGGTTGTAATAATGTTTCTTTTCCTAACAATTTTTCTGTCATTATCTCTGTATCAAAATCCGCAGTATCGTGTTCTGGTTGTAATAATGTTTCTTTTCCTAACAATTTTTCTGTCATTATCTCTGTATCAAAATCCGCAGTATCAGCAGTATCAATAACATCATGTTCTGGTTGTAATACAACACCAATTTTGTCTATATTTTCTTCTGTATCTTCTGCGGCTTTTGTGTCTTTTGGGAGAGTTGATTTTGGTATAAATGTAAAATCTACATCACCCATTAAACTTTTAATATCAATAAGGCATTCATATATTTTTTCTAATATTCCAGATTGCTTTTCCGTTGATTCGCCGTCATCATCACCAGTAAACCAATCCCAAACAGCAGACCCAGCATCCTTAAATGTGCCCCAAACTTCACTTCCAATCTCCTTTACTTCTCCCCAAACTTCACCTGCGGTTTCTTTAAATGCATTAAATATATTACTGGCAACTTCTTTTACTTCAGCCCATCCTTCTTTTACAATTTCTAAAGCATTATTTGCCGCTTCTCCTATTCCATCCCAAATACCACTAGCAACATCTTTTACACCACCCCAAATACCACTAGCAACATCTTTTACACCACCCCAAATACCACTAGCAACATCTTTTACACCAGTCCACAATCCCGAAACAGTGTCTGTTATTACTGTCCATGCTCCCTTTGCTATATCTGTTATTGCTCCCCATGCCATTGAAGCACCCTTAAGAAGTCCATCAAGAATACCACTTACAAATCTATCACCTTTTTCATCAAGCCATTCAAATTTAAATGGGTCTTCTTTACCAAGAACCGAAGAAATATCACTTAAGGAATCAGTCATATCCGCTGTGTTTGCAGACACATCTTCAAAACCACCACCAAACATTCCTTTTCCTTCAAGAATCTTTGTTGTATCTTCTCCAGCAGATGTTAAATTTTTTATTGGATCGCCAATAGTATCTTCTATACCAGAACCGAAACTTTCTTGCATTACTCCTTTTTGATCTTTTGAAAACTCAGAAGTGAGAGTTTCTTTTCCTAATTTATTTGGTTCCTTTATTTTTCCAAAATCGTCTGGTTGTTCTTCTTTTTTTATATCATTGAGTTCGTTTAATTTTTCTACTTCTATAGTTGCATTATTAATTTTTATAATTTTTTCTTTTCCTATTCCAAACATCCCCCCCAGAAGGCCGCCACCAACACCTAATGCTCCACCACCAAATCCCCCTTCTCCTATTGCAGTACCTAACCCCTTTCCTATACCACCTATTCCTTCACCTAATCCTTTTCCTAAACCACCAACACCTTCACCAACACCCCTAAACATATCACCCATCATGGGTAACATGCTTAGTGCGCCTAGTGCTAGTAATGGTGCTGGCATTTTTATTTTCTCCTATTTCTTTCTTCGTTGACTCTTTTGATGCGTTCGTTCTCTTCGTTTATCCAAGCAACTAATTGAGAAATGTAGATTTCTTTTTCCCAAGGAATCATTGATTCTATTTCAGACAAACTGTATTTATGATGTTGCATTAATTGGAAATTTAATCTATAGTATCCGTATAGGCTCAGGTGACTGAGCCCTATCTGAAAAAATCGAGCAACCCTCTCAATACTGCTTCGTGTTCTTTACCATCCTTTGTAGTATATTTTAATGTATGTTCTAATTTTGGTGATGTAGTAAAAAATTCTACTACTTTTTCATATTGTTCTTTTGTAAAATTATTAACAAATTCTTCCAATTCCGTTTTCGAAATCACATCATTTGTTAAAGTTTCTTCTTTAGTTTCAATTTTCTCAATAGTATTAACTATAAGATCAAACAACGGAACGGCATTTTCATTGTTATGTTCGTTTTTATGCATTCCTTCTATTATGTTAATGGAAGGATATTTCATTGTTATGATAATATCACTTGTTATAGCAATTTCGTTTTTATGATTTTCGTTTCTGACAACTTCTATATCATTAATATTAAGATTTAACTTAATTTTTTCTTTTGTTTCTGGACAAACAAAGGTTGGTGTAAGTATTTCTCCTATTGATTTTGCCCTTAACTGAAGATAAATATATTCAATATCAAACATTGGCAAATCTTCGATGTTATCCATATCATCAACACAAGATTTGATTAGATCTCGTACCGATTTCATTATTACTACTTCATCAGAAGATTCTTTAGCAATTAATAAAATCTTTTCTTCTTTTACTAAAAATGGTCTGAATGTTTTACTTTCTCCAGTAGAAGGAATTGTCAATTCATACTTCGGAGTCGCTTCTTTCAAAATATCTACTAAACTCATACTCTAATCCTTATATTAGTTCAAATTTATAGTTTCTATAATTAAATGTTATTTGAATTTTTGCATATTCATTTAACATGCCGTAGCCGTAGTTTGCAGGTATAATAGAAAATGGATATGCTCCTTTTAAAGAATATTTCCCTGTTGGATTATCATTTTGATCCAACACCCATATAAACATATTATAATCACCTGCGGGAATATTTCCTGGAACAATATTTTCATCTTTAGTAATAATACCATCCATCCATTCTTCAACATTTGCTCTTGTTGCTTGAGAATTTTCTAACGGAAATGTCATTACAATTTGGTCGTTGTATAATCTTCTATATGGATATTGTCTAATAGTACCATACATACCATC